CCTCCTCTTCGTCGGGTGCGGCCTGCTCACCTGGATCGCAGTTCGAGGTGCCTCGCGCGCGGCCTCCATCGAGGAGATCGCCGCTCGCATGCAGCGCTCCGCGTCGAAGGCCAGGGCGAAGGGCACGACGCTCCTTGAGCGGCACGTCGGCTTCGACTACTACGACGTGGACGGAGAAGCGCCGCTGCCTCACTTGATCTGCCTGGCGACGCAGGACGTCATTCTCGAAGCCGAGCTGAACAGCTGCTATGCGCTCGATACGCCGAAAATCGCGGTTGATCTCGACCGTCAGCAGATCCATGTGACCCTCGAAGTACTCAGGCTCGATGAGCCGAGCCTGGAGGTGAGGGCCTGACAGCCTCAGACCTACTGCAAACCCCACGAAACAAAGGAAAACCAATGAACGCCAACGACCAGAACCGGCGCGTCCCGCTTGAACTCACCCTCGACGACCTCGGATGGCTGCGCACCTTCCTCAACGAGGGACGCGTGAGCGTAGACGACGATTACAAGAAGGTCAAATCACTCCACAGTGACCTGGCTATCGGCGCCGCACAGGAAGCGCTCAGGAGTGAGCGCGCGCGGATGACGAAGATCATCGAAGCCATCAACAAGCAGCTGGCCACCATCGATGAACACTAGGCCCGCGCGAAGAAGCTCGCCGCGATGACGCCGCCCGTCGCCTAACCCCGCCTGGCGGAAGCCACCCCGCTAGCAGCCCGGAGACCCAATACACCCACCAACCAAGGACACATTAAGCGAAGGAGACAAGCTATGACGCTCACAAAGAAGATCAAAGTCGAGCTAGACCAGACCGACGCGGCCATCGCCGCAGTCCTGCTAGCAGAGCAGGCCGGACGCCAGGCTCTCAAGGCCCTGCTCGCAGACAAGGCAGCGCGGATCGGCGGTACCACCAATCGAGAGGCTCGCGTGCTCGCAGACTCGTACATCAAAGTCGGGGGCGCTCTGACGTTCGCGATCATGGATGAAAAGACCAATCGCGGGTTGCAGAGCACTTTCTCACTTGTCCAGGCGTCCGCTCAAATGGCCAACGCTATCAAGGCCTCTGACGAGGTCGTCGCAGCGTTGGATGCCGAGAAGGAGGAGGGGCAATGACGAAGCTAAAGAGTGGCCTCTCGAAGGGGCAGGGGGATGGACTGTCGGCTGTGGCCAGGTTGGCCCTGCGGTCACCCCGACGGCGGAAAATGGCCATAGTGATCTGTGATTGCTCGCAGATCACAGTGGACACGGAGACACAGGCGAAAGAGGCGACGATCCGGGTCATCCGGCTCGAGAAGATCGCGCCTGACGACGTAAAGGAGGCCGAGCGCCTATATCTGCGGGCCATAGAGGCCAGGGAGGGGCGGCAGATGCTGCCACTCGACCTGCAGGTGATGTTGGAAGAAGCCTTCGGGAAGGACTACAGGATCGACCCGGAGACCGGGGAGATCATCGTCCCCGGCCTGGAGCCCCGCATGCCTGGGGACGGGGTACCGGACCCACAGGACGACGCGGGCGCAGTGAGCGGAGCTGTCGAGTCGGCGAATGAGGCCTGCACCGAGACGGAGGCCGACGAATGAAAATCGCACACGTTGCCGTCTACCTCGACGCAGAGCAGGCAAAGCTCATCCGCTGGGACATGCAGGAAGCGGTCCTCGCTGCGGATGAGGATCTAGCGCTCACGAAGCAGCTGCACGACATAAGCGCACGCCGCCTTGCCAGCGAGGCGATCAGCAAGAAGCGGGACATCTACCAGGAGATCGTCGATAAGGCCGAGGAAGCCTGCGAGAAGCTCAACAACGGCGAGTACGAGTACATCGACGACGTCGACTAGTTCCCCCGTCTGCTCCCCGATGAGCGCGGCCACGGGGAGGCCACCCACAACCCCCACAAAAAACGGCGGGACCGGCAGTAAGCCCGCGCAGCCCGACTAGCAGCCCCCCGGGTGCAAGTCCCGGGCGGGCACGAAGCCCGCACCAATGAGTGCAGGGCAAGACCCCCTAGAGAAGGACCACCAATGACCACCATCAACGAGATCAAGGACAGGCTGAACGCAGTTGCGTTCGCGGGCCGCAGCTACGCAGGCGCAGACCGCGCCGCCGTCGCTAAGGCCTACGGAGACGCTGTCGCCGCCTTCGACCAGAACGCCGCCGTCGATATGGCGTATCTCCTCGGCCGCGTCGAGGAGCTGCAGACCGCGATCACCGTCGCCGCTGCCGAGCTCGCAGACGCAGCCGTCACCATCGCCGACCTATACGCAGGCACCGACGCCGAGGCCCTCGAAATCAGGCTCCTGATCGGCGATCCCACCGACAAGCTCATCAACGTCTCGCAGGTCACCGCGATCTCCACCGAGGAGGACGGAGAATGAGAACCGCAGGACTCCTGAGCATCGAGTGGGAGATTACTGACCAGCATCTCCCAATGCCTCACCTCGTCGCGACGGCCTCCGCAGCGTTCGTCGAGGAAGTCGAGCGCCGCGGACTCGTCATCCGCTCCGGCCCCACCCATACAGTCCTGCACGGTCTCAGGCTCGTCCAGGTCACGGGCAGAGTCTCGAAGCCTGCCGACGCCGTCGAGGAGCCGTGCCCGCCGCACACACTCCGCCGATGCCCCGCCTGTGGGGTCCACATCTACGACCTCACCGACATCGAAGGAGACGACGAGTGATCGAGATCAAGCCCGTGCGCACAGTCCACGCCTTCCGCCGCTGCCCCGTCTGCCGCACACAGCTCGCGCCGAAAGGCGCGAACGTCCGCGTCACAATCGACGCCGAAAACGAAGCCACCGCAATTGAAGCGTTCACCCACAAAGCCTGCGCAAAAACCGTCATCGACTTCACCCGCGCTCGCGGATACACGCCGGCCGAGCTCGTGGAGGTCGGCGTCTGGGCTGAGGAGCAGCGATGAGGCTCCCGATCAGGATTCAGCGCCGCCGCGCTCGCGGGTGGAAGATGCCGGCGCACACGAAGTATGTAGGGCGAGGAAGCCTATACGGCAATCCGTTTAGGGTCGCTCGGTCGGCGCGTGATCTTGAGGAGGGCGGCGGGTGTATCGTCGCGTCTCCTGCGGAGGCTGTTGAGAAGTTTCGTGAGTGGATCAAGGGGACGCAGCATGATCGCCAAATGGCCCTATAAGAGCCCATACGCGGAGGCCGCCGCGCGCCTGCACGAGGCAATCGACATGGCCGTAATACAGGCCGCCGTCGTCAATCTCGCGGCATCGATGCGCGACGTTGCCACCGTCAACATGACCCCCGATCATGTCAGCAACACTCACGCGACGAATATCCGTGACGACCTCGCAACCCTCATCGGCGAAAGCGACCGGCCATGAATACCAACGACAGTGCGAAGAACGAACAGGCATTCGATGAGCTCTCTGAGATGTTTCGCCTCTACATAGGAAGGATGCAAGCCTACGAGCTTAGGGTCACTACTGTGGTCTCTCAGGTGCTTTCTGCGCTTGACAATCTGCAGAAAGACCTCAGCGATAACCCGGACGTTGCTCAACGCGTGGGTAACATCCGCTTCTACCTTGCCGCCACCCTCGCCGCTGAAAGCGACGAACAATGACCACCATCGGATCATTGTTCACCGGATACGGGGGCCTCGACATGGGCGTCGCCATGGCCGTGGACCCCGACGCCCGCGTCGCCTGGACGAGCGACGTTGAGCCGGGGCCCTGCCGGCTCGCTGAGGTGCGGTGGCCGGGCATCCCGAACATTGGGGACATTACGCAGGTCGATTGGTCGGGAGTCGAGCCGGTCGACATCATCTGCGGCGGCTCTCCCTGTCAGGATCTAAGCCTCGCTGGGCGTCGCGCGGGCATGGCCTCGGGGACGAGGTCGGGCCTGTGGGAGTCGATGTTCGAGGCGATCAAGACGCTGCGTCCGCGTCTGGTCGTGTGGGAAAACGTACGAGGGAGTTTGACGAGTGGAGCGTTCAGTCTGGTGGAATCAGAGCAGGGACTGCTGGGAGACCGAGCAGATGGACCTGCTCTCAGGGCGGCAGGCCGTGTGGTCGGAGATCTGGCCAGCATCGGGTATGACACGCAGTGGTGTCTTATCCGCGCTTCCGACGTTGGCGCCCCTCACCAGCGAGAGCGCCTGTTTGTTACTGGCCACCCCGCAGGCGAACCTTGGCAGCTGCGGGGGCTCGCAGCCTCTGTAGAAGCGCAGGGAGGGCGGTCACTCGGTGAGTCTCGCGGACCAGATCGAACACCTGGTGCCCTGATCCGACGCCGACCGCGTCGGATCATAAGGCCGGCCGGCACCAGGACGGGCATGAGCCTGTCTCAGGCGGTGCAGATGCTGCCGACGCCGCAGGCGACGAACGCAACGGCCTCATCGACCGGCTACGGGGCGAACCTTCACGAGATAGCTCGCGAGCTGCCGCCGACCCCGAAAGCGGGGGCAGCAGGGATCGGCCTGCCCCCCACGT